TTTTGAAAGAAACGGCGTCCGTTTCTCCTACGGCCCCGATAACCACTCTACGTTCAGAAAACGCACCGCTGGTCAGACGTTTTACCGTGAGGTTGTCTACGTCAATCTTGGCAGCCGTAACGGCGTTAGCCTGCAACTTGTCTGTGGTGATGGCGCTAGACGCAATCTTGTCAGCGGTCACCGCGCTGGCGTTGATCTTTTCTGCCGTGATGGCGTTAGCGGCAATGGCCCCAGCAGTAATGGCACCCGCCGCAATCTGCGTGGCTGTGATGCAGTTAGCCGAAAGGGAATCAGAACCCCACGCCTGCGTCACCCACGCGGAACCGTCCCACCGTTTGTGCACAATGGCGCCGCCGTTGGAGTCCAGCCAAATGTCACCCGTCGTGGGTGAACTAGGTTGGGTGGTTCCTACCGTGGTGGTGATGCCACCGATTTGGCGGGCGTTAAAAGATACTGCGCCGCTGCCAATAGTAGCGGTTCCGTAGTCGCTCGAGGTGGTCAAACCTGTCTGGCTTGACGCCGCCGTGGAAGCCGTCGTCCGGTTGCCCACAGAATCGACACCGACCAGGCGCACAAAGTAGGTTGTGGAAGCGGTCAAACCCATGATCGTGAAGAAACCCGCCGACCCCAACAGGCGCCCCGCCAACGTGCTACTGGTCGGGGTGAACGTCGCACCCGACGTGGAAAAATGAACCTCCACATAAACGTCAGACGGGTAGGCGTTCCCAGCCGAGTTCAACCCATCCCACGAAACCCGCAAACCCTGCACCGTTCCCGACAGGGTCGGGGTGGACGGGGCGATGAAGTCAACGGGCGCCGGCGTCACCGGCTCAGGGTCAACCCCAGGGCCACCATGACCGGGCGTAGGGTCGGGCATGTTCGGGTCCGTGCCCCCGCCCGACACCACACCAACCGAAGTCATAGAAACCAGCTGCGCCAACTTCTGTTCCCACAGTAGGGGAGGGCGCCGGAAATCACCGTCAGGCACTCAGTATCTCCAATTCCGGCATGAACCTGACGTTTTTGCCGTCGTGCACCATGGCGATGGTGAGCACTCGAGCACTCAGCGTTCCGGTTCCGGTGGCGTTGGGAACGGTGACCACGTCACCCACATTGAAGTTGACGTATGGGGCCGCGCCCGCTGTGACGACGGCCTGCACCTTGGTGGCAACCAGTTGGGTTTTGCCGGTGCGGCGTAGAAGCTTTTGAGCGGTGGCGCGGGCCGTTCCCTCGTCCCGCATGTTGCCATATTCCAGATAGGTTTCGCGGCGCCCGTTGCTGGCAGCGTTGACGCTAGTTTGCGTCCACCCTTCCTTCGTTCGGATAAGGGCCTGAGTTTTCAGCTTCGGTTCCGCGCGGGTCGCGTACTCCATGAGGTTGTCCTCAAGAGCCAGCGTGGCACCCACACTGCTGCCACGGGACTCCCACGCATCCAACCGGGTCGTGGTGGGGTTGACCCAAAAGTCATGCCCCAGGTCCACCATGGTGTCTAGTACCTGCAGCAGCGACGTTCCCACCTTCAACGAAAGGTCAGCCTTCGTTGACCACGCGCCGCTGGTGGGTGCCGACTGAGAAAACCCGTAGGTAAACTTGGAGAGCCGGTACACGCCTCGCGCGGTGGCCTCTTCCATGAGGGTGCGCAGCACCATGGCCGGCAAATGTTTGGGGGCCGTGGTGGTGACTTCCCAATCCGCTGCCCGTGACCTGAGCACCAGGCTGGTGGGTTTGTTGGTGCTGTCAATGGCCCACGCCGAAAACAGGAAACCCGCCGTGGAATCGGCCACCAGGCGAAGGTCTATCTTGGCGTCAGCGGTGATGTTGACCGCGGACCCACCCGACGTGGTTGACAACTTGAAGTCATTGTCTGTGACGTTCACCAGGAAATAGTCGTTACCTTTGGTGAGCCCGGTTCCTGACTTGGAGATGTCGAACACGCGCACCTTGGAGCCAGCGGCCAAACCGTGGTTGGACGCCGAAACCTTGTCATCCGATGCGGACACGGTTAGGTCTGTGCGTTCCCACGGCTTGTCATTCCTGACTCGGGCCGCCACCGTGTGCGTGCCTTTGCCGAGGCGGGTCACGAACTTGGTGAACTGTGAGTATGTGGGGGCGGTTTCGTTGAACCGGCTGGAGTCCATGACCAGGGTGCCGTCCACGTACACCTGGCCGAAGTTGTCGAACGATGCCCACATGGCTAGGCGTGTGGACTCAGCCAGGGTGAAGGTGGCCCTGAACCAGTTATTGGTTCCGCGCTCAACTGTGGCGCTGGGGTTGGTGGCCCATATCCATGCGGCGGCGGGGTCAATGCTGCGCCACTTCACGGGAAGGTTGTTGCGGGCTGTCGCGTCGTTACGCCACACCGTGGTTTCCGGTGCCGTCCATACGTAGTCCGACTTCCACGCCCCATCGGCGGCGGCGAAATTGAACGGGCGTTCGTCTGAGCTGAAATCGGCTATGCCGCCCTGCGCGAACACCACGGCGTCATCTAGCCACGCCAACAGTCCACGGCCCGCGGCCTGCAACACCTGCTGCCCGTTGGAGTTGGCTAGGTCCCGCTCAAGCACCTCCACGAACCACGCAAACCGGGCCGTGCCCTGGTAGATGACCCGCACCACGGCGTCTTTGGTCAACAGGGCCACGTCCGCGCTCGAGGTCATAGGGACCTCAACCTGGCCGTACCCGGTGCTGTTGTACTCGTCGGAAAACTCACCCGCCAAAACCTGCGACAGTGTGCCCTGCTTAGTGGTGTTCGTCGGGTCGTACACGTCAAAGGTGAGCCCGTCAGAGGACATACGACCCACCGGACTTGAAACCGCCGTCCATCAGCCGGAAGTCAACGGCGACGCGGGCCACGTGCGGCGCCTCCCAGTTCACGTTCCACGCGAGGTAACGGGCCGATGCTGTGGACGTGGTCGCGCCAATCACGCGCGTGATGGTGATAGCGGCACCGGACGCAAAAACCGCCGTCGCAAGGGATTGCAGCTTCGTGATGGCGTCAGCGCGGCGGGTCGCATCATCGTTGCCCGTGCCGACAATGACCGCGCCAATGCTCCACGTGGGCGCCCCAAACCAAGCGTTCGCGGCCACGGCACCATCACGACCAGGCACCACGTAGTCATCCTGCACCGGCGGCGGGATCACCACAGGGTCAAGAGTCTGCAGCGAAGTCACCAAGGTGGTGATGTTGGTGGCGCCGATTGAATAGGTTTCAGACATTCAGACCTGCCACAAATGCTAGGCGGCGAAGCGACCGGGGCACGGAATCTTCGGCCCGTTCCCCTGGCGCTGATGTCACGTTCAACGTTCCGATGGTGACGCCTGAACCGCCCGCCCCTGAGGGAACGCGGCCCATGTTCACGGCATCCATAAACCCTAGGCCGAGTTTCTGAACGCTCGAGGCGCGGACGACGTATTCCCCACGGGACAGCATGGCGGGGATGGAGTCAGACAGATGCGTGCCCATGGAGAAGCCAGGAACACGTCCACCCGTGGACCCATACCACTCTTCATTGCTTACACCAGGGGGCCTGCCGTAAGTTTGCGTGTTCACAGTCACCGTGATGGTTTTGTTCCTGAGCCGGTCCAACTGGTCTTGCAGGGCGCCGACATCCACACCGGCTTCGGCTAGGTCTTCAATGAGGGCCTGGAATGGCTCAAGCAGCAAGGCGCGGGTGGCGCTGTCCATCTTTGAATTGGCCATGGCGTCACCTAGGGTGGTGAGCCCTTGGCTTGCCGCGGCAGTCTTACCCGCTAGTGAGGTTTGGCCTTCCGCGAGCTTGGCCGTATCCACAATCAGGTCGTTGAGCAGATCGAAGTTTTCCTTGCCCTTTTCGTTGAAGATGTTGACGGGCGTATTGGTGCGCTTGAACGCCTTGCCGACCTCGTCCACGGCCTGCCGGAAAGCCACCACGGTTTGTGTCTTGTCAATGGCTGCAGCGAACAGGTCAAACTTTTCCGCAGCCTGTTCGGCGTCCTCACCAGTTTCGGAGACTTCATTGCCGAACTCGTCCACCGCAGGAGTTGCCCCACTCACGGCATCACGGACTCGCACAACCGCGTCACGGTAGTCCGCGTGTGATTCGGCAACGGTCTTTGCATCCCCAGCGGCGCCCTTGAAAGCTAGGCCCAGACCCTTTATCAGTCCGGTGATGCCGATGAGGTAGCTGCCGAAGTTGGCCAACCCTTCATTGCGGGGCACGTTCATGTCCTCGCCCATTTGGGTGAGGCCGGCAGAGATGTCGCCTAGTGCCTTGACTGCACTGCCAATCTCTTTGCCTAGTGCTTGAAATGCCGGAGCCAAAGCTTCAATTGAGGCGACTAGGTCGTCAGCACTGTCGCCGGAATCACCAAGGCCGGACAGAAAGCCCGTGCCAAACGATTCCTGCAACTCATCTAGAGCAACACCAACACGCTTTATTCGGCCTTCCCACGTGTTGGCGGCTTGTGATGCTTGGCCCGCGAACAGTCGGGACAACTCATTGGTAATGACGCCCATATTGCCGGTTTTGAGTATGGCTGAGTCAATGCCCAGCCCCATACGGCCCAGAGCGTTGGCGTTTCCGTCGTAAGCCTTCCCAAGGGAATTGGCGACAAGTTCAAGAGACTTTCCACGACCGGCACTAATGTCTAGTGCGATTGACAGCGCCCGCTGTGCCTCGTCAACGTCACCCGTTGAACGCACTAGGCGTTCAAACGCGGGCCGCATCTCATCGTCAACGACACCCGTGGCCATCTGCAGGTCGTAGATGAAATCTTCAACACCTGCCGTTCGGTGTGCCTCACCCAAATTGGACAGCGTTTGGGCGAGTTTGCGGGCTGCGGCCTCATCAGCAACAGCAGCCTTGACCCCGTCCACCGCCAGTTTGGTTGCGAAGGCTGCCGCCGCTGCACCAGCAGCCGCAAGCGCAGGCCCCAGTACCCCGCGGAGATTGGCCCCAACAGCCGTCATCTTGCCTTGGAAGCCCTGAGCATCTCGAACAGCGGACCTCATGCCGCGCCCGAATGAACTGGTGTTGGCAACCAGGCTTACTGTGAGTGTGCGCCCTGCTGCCATTACCTGCCCGCCTCAAAGTTTCGCTTGACCCTGTCCACTGCCTGCAGCCACTCTTTGAGCGCGTCACCTTTGTAACGGCCCATGTGTGTCATCCACCCGTAACCGCCACCAAATGCGGCAGGCATAGTGCCATTTGACCCCGCGCGGCCACGGTCGCCTGCGTGGCTAGGAAACCGGACCATGGTGGGGGAGGCGCCACCGCTGAACGCTCGACGACCAGCGCCAATGCTTACCGAAGGAACGCGGTCACGCTTTGCCTTGACTGTGGCAGCGATGCGCGGCCCCCACGGTCCCGCCTGCATAGCAGCGGCTTTGTACGCCGGAACCATCAGCCGTGAAGCAATATCCTTGGACGACTCGCGCAGCTCGTTCTGTGCTTCCTTCGGCAATGCTCGAAGGGAACGCAACAGGGACGACAACCCGTACACCTCAATGTTTGCTACGCGGGCCATCGTCACCCCTTACGTTGAATGACGCGGCGCATAGCGTCAAGGATTTGTGGATCAGTGTGAGCCAGTTCGTTCGGGCTAATCCCGGTAGCAATCGCTAGTTCAGCTATGAACCAGTGTTCGCTACCGGGTCCGAAGGGACCTCGGCTTCAGAGCCCGCTTCGTAGTCCGTGACCGTGTTCAGCCACGCGTCAAAATCTTCCGACGCCTGGCCCTGGCGGTGCAGAGCGTGCCACCCCAACCACAAGAAATACTCTTCGCGCTGGTCGACGGTCGCAGCCGACATTACCGAAATGCTGAACTTCCGTTCAAACATGATCCGGTCAATGGGTAGAACCTTGGCCGCGACCGTGCGACCGTCAGCGAAAGTGAACGTGATTTGCATTGCAACCCCCTCCTAGGGTTAGGCGCTGAACGTGCCGTCAGTGACGGTGCCGGAAACCTGAATGCTGATGTTCGCGGCCACGACCTCACCAACGCTCGAGGACAGCTCAACGCTCGTGACGATGCCGGAACCCGACACCTTGACGCGACCCGAAGCCGAACCGGCGGGGCCGTACTCCCACGTCTGCGACGTGCCCAGCCAACCGGCAATGGTGGCGTACACGGCAGAGTCGAACATGCCAGATACCGTGATGGTGGCATCCCGAAGACCCGACACAAACGACTTCGTGGACGAACCAAAGGCGCTGGTTTCGGCGGTGTCAGCGGTGCGGGAAACGCTCACGCTGTTGATGTAGGTGGACAGGTCGGTGCTGGCAACCTTGAAGTAGGTGTCCTTACCATGAACGAATGGCATTTTTGTGTGCTCCTATCGGCGGGCGAGTGATGCGGTGAAGGTTGCGGCGGCGCCGGTGCCCGTGAGGGTCCAACTCGCCCGCAGGTAACGGTTGACCGTTCCCGACACAACGACCCGCTGGGACGTGGCGCCGGTAGCGGCAGTGAAAGTGGCCAGGTCAGTCCACGTGGAATTGTTCGTGGAGTGCTGCACTTTCACGGTCAGGGTTCCCGTGCAGGCGGGAACGTGGAGGGTGGCTAGGGCGCCATTGCTGGTGCCGGCGGCATCCGTGTGGGTGGAGCCGTTGCCGCCCGCGGTGACTTCCGCGAGGTCGTACAGGCTCACACCGGTGTCAAACTTCCCGGTGCCCTGAATGCTGACGTTGGCGCCGACGACCTCACCCACAGATGAGGACAGTTCGTAGGACACGTTGCGGCCCTCGAGGACGATGACAGGGGCGCTGACGGCGAACCCTTCGGGGGCGACGGTGACGGGGTAGCCACTGCCAGCCGCGAACGTCGCCACGACGGGCGTGTCAAACAGCGGTTCAAACAGGCCCGTGGCCGTCACGTTTGACTCTGAAAGGCCCGCCACGTAGGTGCGGTTCGCCTCAGTCAATGCCGTGGTGTCGGCGGTGTCGGCGGTGGTGCTGGTTGTGTACCCGGTCAGGTACGCGGCCAAGGCGCTAGACCCGAATACGAAACGGCTTTCTTTTGCGTGCACGAACGTCACGCGATCACCTCCACAGTGAACTCAGCGCCGAGGTAGTCCACGTCGCCATACCCGTACACGCCGAGGTTTCCGGCGCTGGTCACTTGCACGGTGTCGGCGGCACCGCCCAACGTTGAATCCGACTCAATGGCCGTCTTTATGCTTTTGGTTCCGGTGCCTGACGTGTAATCGAACAGGGCCCTCTGTGCGGCCCGCTCCGAAGCTCGAGCGACCAGCACCCGAACGGTGAACGTGTAAAGGTCGGCGCCACGGGCCATGACCTCGTCAAACTCCACAGCCGTGGGCAAGCCGATGATGGCGCACGGAATGGGAACCGTGTCCAACACCTCTTCCTGCACCCGCAGTTTGTCAATGGTGCCGAGGTTGTCCGCTAGGCCGCTGATGATGTTGGCAAGGTCGGCCACGGCTACGCGATCCCGAAACGCCGGAACGGTTCACACAGCTGGCGTGCGTCAGGGTGCAGACCACCTGGGAGGCGAATGGCGCCCATCATGTCGGCGCCACCCATGACACCTAGGGGAACGTCCCTGGACTTGAAAAGGCGCACGGTCTGCAGCACGCACGCGTCCCGAATCTGCGGGGGAACGGTCGGCCAACCCCACACACCGGTGACGCGCACCCAACCAGGGGGAGGGGGCAACACTGTTCCTGGCTTGGCCAGCAGTGACGTGAACGGGCGTAGGGGGTTTTCGGTGTTGGCGTTCACGGGCTGCTTCAACACACTGTTGGCGCCAAGGCTTGAGAACGTTTCCGCGAAGCCTGAGTATTCGACGCCAACGTCAGTAAGGGTGACGAGGTCGTCAATCATTACCTGCTGGGAGCGTGCCCGGTACAGGCGGTTCACCGGTGCGGCTTGCGTGCCCGTCTGCCCGAAGTAGCGGTCACAGTACTGGTCAATGGCACGGGATGCGGACTCAACGACACCGGCTAGGACGAGGTCATCAACGTCGTCGGTGATGCGCAGGGCGTCTTTCACGTCCTCGAGCAAGGCGTATGTGGCGGTCATGTGGCGCGTGCCGCCTTACGGGTGGCGCGTGGCCTAGCCGCTGTCTCAGGGGCCTCCACGGTCGCGGTTTCCACGACGGGGTCAGGGGTTGCCTTGGTGACGGCACCGGCACGCTTCAACTCAGCGTCCACGAGCGCGACGCGCGCGGGCTGGCCTGTGCGCACGTAATGCGCCCGCTCACGCTGCAACGCGTCAATGTATCCCTGGTCAATCACGTGGGTTCTCCCATGGTCGGGGGGTGGTGTCCCCCGCCCGTGAG